AGTCTTCTCTGAAAAAGATTCTCTGGTTTTATTGTTGTCTTCTTTTCTTTAAACTTTGAGTCTGCTGCCTTCCTTGACTTTCTTACCTTTATTACTTCTTCTCTTAACGCAGCACTTCTTTCATCACCTTTGCCACCGGTTTTAAACTCAATGGTCGCAATCGCTTCTTTTAAGGCACTAAGATAATCCTCTTCCTCCGACAGATTGTCGAGGTCAATACCCATCTCAAGGAGGATATCAATAGGATCAGAGGTCTTAGCCGCCATACTTTCGTTGCTGCTGTTCTTGTTTTTCTTTTTCTTCCTTGAGATGTTGCCTCAAGAGTTCCACATAGATGTCTCGTTCCCAAGGCATCATATTCTCAATCTCAGTTAATGAATATTTATGGTACTGTATCAAGGCAAAGTTGAGTCTAAAATAAGCCTCAAGATCCATGTGGATCATGCCTAGGCGAAAAAACTTGCCAGTCCCTCCAGAAGGACTTCATTTTCCTTCTCGGTATTTGGATTTACAAACTTCACGGTATGTGAAAGTTTTGGCATTGTCTCAAAGAAAGTTTCAATTTCTTTAAACTGGGTAGAATTCATCTGCTCAAGGAAGTCTTTAATTTCTTTCTTGGTACAATCCGCTGCTGCCCATACCTCTTCTTCACTATAAATCTTATCAACGCAAGATGCAATCAAATCAAATGATTGTTCTAATTGATTCTTCTCATTAAATTCAAAGTTATTTGAAATGAACTGATCCAGTGAAGGATACTTCATTTCCATCATTAAAGTATCATCAAGTTTAATCTGTTTGGTGTGATCATCATTCTTTGCTACCTTGATATCATCTAATCCGATTGTGACTTTGACTTCAGTCTCACCATCATCAGGAGAAACTAAACTAACTTCAACTTCTTCACCCACAGACTTTCCGCGAATGTTGAGGAAGAGATATTCAATATCAAATGTCGGAAGAGTTTCTACCTTGACTCCTCTTGTCTGAATACAGTTTTTCAGAACAGACTTAATTGCTGTCGTGATTTGTTTTGTATCCTCACTCTCCATTGCAAGGACAAGAAGTTTCTCCTCCTTGACTAGGAAAGGTCTGTATTGAATTGTTTCTCCAGTTGATGGCAATTCAAGATCATACTTGGGTGTAGCAATCTTTGGTAAAGGCATAATGACCTATAGATGTATTTCAGTGTGATTATTTATTGCTGTTCTGTAGAAAGTAATCTCTCTCCAGTTGCAGAATCATAAAGACCCTCCCCTTCAGGTCCAGTGTTCTGGATAATATCAGAAGCTTTCTCTTGAGCAACTGGTGGTTCCTGAGTATTCGATTTATCGGGATCTTGAGTTTTAACAGAAGTATCTGGTGTTTTATTCACTTGAGTAATTTCTGTCATGACATATCTCAAATATGTCATAGAGACACTACATTTCAAGAGATTGGAGGAATCATAACTCACTGGCATTGATGATACAGAGACAGGATATGCTCCAATGAATTCATACTCCAAACTACTCTCATAATTTCTTTCAAACTTTATTATCTTAAGTCCTCTTTCACATCTATATGATTCAGGGAAGTTCATCCTGTAATGATATCCAGGATTAGTTAATTCCCTTGTGTCTCCATCTGTTCTGGTTCCTGCTTCACCAGTAACAAATCTCATCCAAGCTTCAAAAAATCTAATTGCCGTATACTGATTTGAGTCAACATAGAAAGTAAAATCAATTCTATCATCATACATTCTCCTGTGTGCATATCTTTCAGTTACACCAGCATAATCATTCTTTACCTCAAAGGTTGCGATGGATGAACCAGGAAGATTAGTTTCGGAACAAGATATGTTTAAATTTTCCTGACCATCCGTTCCCAAGATTGGATCCAATATCGAATTGAGAGCACCCCTAGCATTACCCGACAACTGCTCTGCAGTTGCTCTAGGAATCTTTACCTCATAATGAGAGGTTAGTGCAGGCGCAAGAATCTTTGTCCTTAATCCTTTTATACCGGGAACTTTATTCCCGTATGAAAATTTTGTGCCAGGCATTTATAAATAGTTTTTACCTTATATATTATGTATGGCAGAAAGTATCAAGAGTAAATACAGACCATCATTTCCTAAGAAATATAAGGGCGATCCTAACAATATTATATGCCGAAGTAGTTGGGAACGCAAGTTTTGTCGTTGGTGTGATCTGAATGAGAACATTCTTCAGTGGGGTAGTGAAGAATTTTACATCCCATACATGTCTCCTCTTGATAAAAGAGTTCACAAATACTACCCAGACTTTATCATAAAAGTAAGAGAAAGCACAGGTCAAATCAAGACCTATGTTATTGAAGTCAAACCAAAGAAACAAACAAAACCACCAAAAAAGAAACAGAGAGTTACTAAATCTTATATCTTTGAATGCAAAACTTGGGAAGTGAATAAAGCAAAGTGGAAAGCAGCAGTTGAATTTTGTGAAGACAGAAGAATTGAGTTTAAGATCATCACAGAAGACGAACTAGGTATCAAATGAACCGTATCGAATCTATAAGGCAAGACCTCCAATCTGAGAAGAATCTTGATGATAGAATGGAGTTGATTATGTATGCTCTAAATGATACTGTGACACCTATACCTGAAGAAGGAAACATTTGTACCTTTAAATATTATGCAAAGACTCCAAACATTGAATATGATCAGCATCCATTAGTTGCAGTAAGTGATGTCTTCTCTTGGGGGTTTCGTGGTATCAACTTTCACTGGAGAGATTACAGACAATATACCTGGGAAGAGTTAGGAACTCAGGTCTATATTGTTCAAAGAGAAGAACTCGATGACTTACTCTCGTTACAATATACAAAACGGGTACTAAATAAATAAAAACCATCTTTAGATGACTGTTGTAACAAGTAAGATTAGTCCTGTAACTATAGGGTCAGGAAACAGTAAAGAAACAATCTATACCGCCACCAGAACAACAAAGATGGCAGATGGAACTTATCATGTTGATATGTTGCAGTATAGCAATGCTCAAGGACAGGGTGGAAGAGTCATCGCAGAAAGAGATGGTGTAAATAATTGGAACTTTAATAGTCAAGCCTCTACTAAAGTAAAGCAAAATGAAGGAAGACTAAACTCCGCCTCAAAGAATCAGATGGAATCTATGAGGGGTGATTTCGTTACAAAGTCTCAAGAAGCAGAAGCATATAATGCAGCACAGGGAAATAGAAATAAAGCAACTAATGATAACGATGGTGCCGAAACCAAACCAGCAGCACCTAAAGCAGGAGAAGCAGAAGCGTCTTCTGAAGGAACAAGAACTGAATTCCCAACAATAATTCATCCCGCAGATCTTGGTGCATCAAAGCAAGATGTTGTTCGTTTTGATATGCATGAGTATGTTCCAGGAGAATTGTCTGGAAGTGATATTGGAGGAGGTCTGCAAGGATTTGGATTTAATAGTGGATCAAATAATCTAGGTCCTTCTATTGGTTCAGTTACTCTTCCAATACCAAGCGGAATAACAGATCAGAATAAAGCAGATTGGGGATCAAACTCAATGACTGCTCTTGATATTGCAAAGGCAGATATTGCTAAAACTGCAATTTTTGAGGGTCTTCAAAAAGGTGTTGGTAAATTTGATGAATATATTAAAAAAGTACAAGCAAACAGTGGTCCTACAGCAAGTGCATTGGGAAATGCATTCGCAGCAGCTGCTGCAGGTGTAGACGCTCAAGCACTGTTGGCAAGAACAACGGGCATGGTGATGAATCCTAACATGGAACTCTTGTTCAAGGGTCCAACTCTGAGACCATTCTCATTCAAGTTTAGGTTAACACCAAGAGGACAAACAGAGGCAGAGAATATTGTTAAAATAATTAGATTCTTTAAGCAAGGATCTGCTCCCATCAGATCTCAATCTAATCTATTTCTTAAATCACCTCATGTTTTTAGAATTACTTATATACATAGAGGTGAAAAGGGAGAACTGCACAAAAAATTGAATGCGTTCAAGACTTGTGCATTACAAGGGTTTGGAGTTAACTATACTCCAACAGGAAACTATGCAACTTACCAAGATGGAACAATGGTTGCGTATGACGTTAGTATGAGTTTCACTGAAATTACTCCAGTCTTCAATGATGATTATGATAAGGACGACACATTTATCGGTTTCTAATGTCAAATTATTTCAGTCAATTACCAGATTTTGAGTATGTCAGTAGACTTCCTGACTCCAGGATATCTGATTATATTCCCGTAAAAAATCTTTTCATGAGAGGAAAACTCAGAGAAGATATTTTTCAAGACGCTTCTGTATTTACGAAGTACAAAATCAAAGGTGATGATAGACCAGATAATGTTGCATATGAAGTCTTTGGAGATGCTAATTTAGATTGGTTGGTTCTTACATGCAATAATATCATCAATGTGTATGAAGAATGGCCCATGACTCAATTTAATTTTGAGAATTATTTACTGGAAAAATATGGGACATATGAAAATATCAATGCGACACATCATTTTGAGACAACAGAAGTTAAAAACACAAGTGGTGTAGTAATTCTTCCTGCTGGATTGGA